CAAGTACCAACTTTTGAATAATACGGAGGAAGACGAATGAGAGACGGACTTATAGCTGCACACTTCTACGCGCAAGACGCGGCATGGTTCTTACTATGTATGCTTGGCGTTATTATCTTCGCGGGGTGGACAGAGTGGCGGCGTGGTTAATAGCCGGTATCGGTGTTGTATACCTTGTGGTAGCGGTGCAGTTGCTATTAGAGGGTAAAATTGGGCTAGGCGTGGCATTTTGTGGGTACGCACTAGGAAACGTGGGCTTGTATATTGCAGCGAGGTAATGATGGCAACAAAATGGTTAGCAAAGGTAGCAAACGGAACTTATACCGATAAGTCTGGGCAAGAGAAAACCTCTTGGCTGACAATTGGGAAAGTTATTGAAAAACAAAATGGTGGTCTGACTTTAAAATTGGATTGCGTTCCTGTGGCATTTGATGGGTGGGTACAGTTCTTTGACCCTCCCAAAGATGACGACAAACCGCAGCGTCAATTTAGGCAAAATGGTAAAGAGGACGACATCCCATTCTGACACAGCAACAACTAAAAGCCCTGTTTGATTACAGGCGCGGAAGACTTGTGTGGAAGCCTCGACCCATTGAGGCTTTTGCCAAGTATTCTGCTTACGTCATGTGGAACCGACGGTACGCGAATAGGGTTGCGGGTCACATAACCCCTCGCGGTTATCGCAAAATTGCTATATTTAAGAAGCCTTACTTTGCCCACAGAATTGTCTGGGCGTACCACTACGGGTACTGGCCGGAGCAGGTTGACCACATAAACTGCAAGTTCGCGGATAACAGGATAGGCAATCTCAGGGAGGCTACGCAGACAGAGAACCGGTGGAACTCCAAGCGCAGGGCAAAAACCAAGTCAAACGTGAAGGGTGTGTATAAGAGGGGAACAAGGCTTTACGAGGCGCACATAATGGCGAACGGAAAGAGGTACTATTTTGGAAGATTTATTCGAAAATCTGACGCAGCCAGAGCCGTCACCACCGCAAGAAAAGCGTTGCATAAAACATTTGCTAGGGCTGGTTAATAGAGGAACCTTTACCGCTACCCCAGAGGAGTTCTATCAGATAGTGTTATCGGAGCATGAGGCAAAAATCGAGGGGCTTGCGAGGTATGTTTTGACGCTTCCGACAAAGGAGGCGAGGAGGAAGTGGCTTGACCAGTTTGAGGCCAAGCACAATTTGACCGTAGCCGAGGAGTTACGGGAGAGGATTACTCAGATTCATAGAGAGCGCGTTCGTGCTTCCGGCGCTTAACTAGACCAGGCAACTCCTTACCACCAGCCTTAGTCCACGCCATAAACCCTTCCGCAGCACCCTCGAAGTCGCCACGGTTGTGCTTCATGCGGATGGTTGACCTTTGGAGGTTGCCGAGCCCGACGTTGAAGCTGAAGGAAACCAGAGCGTCAAAGCGGCCTTGAGTAAGTCCACCTGGACAGAGGCGCAGAACTCCTCGCTCGAATGTAGCCAAGTCTGCTGCAAGGATAGCATCGACCTCAGCCATGCTAAGAACTCTGTCCCACTCTGGGGGAAGGGGTATATTTTTGCGTTCATTGAACGGAACCCTTATGTGGTTTGGGTCTATGACGTGGCCAACGCCGCAAGTCCAGAGCAGGGCTGGGCAACGGTAAGGTTTTGTCCTTACCCCTTCGTCCTTCTTGATGCCCTCAATCGCTTCCTTGCTTACCTTCACTTCTTACCCCATTGCCTACTTCCGAACCAGAACGCGATTATTCCTGAGAGTAGTGCCATCTCGTCCTCGGAGAAGATTACGTCCGTGGCGGCTATGAACTTCTCTACGTCCATCTCGCCCAACCCACCGCGAAGCAAGAAGTAGGTCAGACCCATGTTGATTAGCACCAACTCTAGGACGAAGATAAAGGTGACCGCAGGGCGCACGATACCGTTCAGGTTGACGACCCAATTGGAAGCCCTAGCCATGATAGCCTTGTCGTGGTCTAAAGCGGCACTCTGGCGGTCTGCGTCGGTCTGGAGTGCTATCTGGTCTGTCCGAATCTCCTCGACCTTCTGCTGGGCAAGAAAACCGCGTTCTGCAAGGGCTAACTCGCGTTCCGTCTGCATCTGGGCTAACTTCAACTCTTGGGCTTTATCTGCCCTATCTTGGAAGAAGTTTAGGATTTGCGGTAAGCCAGAGGCTAGGAATCCGACAGCGGAAGATATTAGGGATAGCATTACAGGTGTCCTTTGAAGATGTAGTAAGTGGTGACGATAATTAGCGAGGCTATGAAGCACATAACCTTGAGTTCACGGAGTTTCTTTAGGTCACGACCCATCTCGTCGCGCCCGTCCTTGAGTTCCTTAATTTGGCGTTCCTTGATGGACTGAATTTCCTTCCACTCGAACTCTGCCTTTTCCTTGCCGTAGCGTTCTACAAGCTGCTGGAATAGGTCGTCTTCGGCTTCCTTCACTTCCTTGAGTCTTCTCCACTCTGCGAAGGCCGTGAGGATGGTGGTGTCACCCTTTACCACCCGTTGCTTCTTTTGGAACTCTTGCTTGGCTTGGAGTTCTGCGACCCCTAGTTTTTGAATATCTTGGACTACTGATTCAATCTCTTTACCTGCCGCAATCGCGCTTTTTATACCCTGCGCTGCACTTTTTGCCGAGGCTACTAAATCACTCATTTATCCCTATACTTTCTCTCCTCGAAAGTAAGCCACCCCGTTAATGACTTCGCATAGTTCTGGAGGTAATAACATACCATTTTTGAATGTCAGGACACAGAATCCTGAGCACCAGTTCACGGGGTTTTCTTCTGTGTAAACAAACTGGTCGCCACTAGGTTCTGCAAGGGTTCCTGAATCAACTCCGTACCTGCGCCCGTTGTAGTCCACCCAAGGCGTGACCATCAGTTTATGCAGGTGTCCTGTGACGATGCTTCTGCCAGACTTTAAGGCGTTGTTATAGGTCGCGTGTTGCCCGTTGTGCCACCGATGCTTGACTATCAGCGAGTTGTTTATGTCCACCCGCCAGCCTGTGTGCCAGCCTGGGAAGTACGCAAACAAGTCCGAGAACTCTACTAAAGCATCCGCATGGGTAGCAATGTAGTTAAAAAGGCGTGTATCGTGGTTCCCGTAAGTCCAGAACTTAGTAGCGTTCTTAGAAGCGTTTGCAATCTCGTGTAGACGGTCTTGACAGGCTTCTATCTCTTGCTTTGGGGTAGGGGGGTTGGTTCCCATCAGGGCGGCGTGGCGGCTGATTCTAGCCCCGTCAAAGACATCACCGTTCAGGATGATGGTCTTGGGCTTAAATTCTGTCAGCAGGGAAACAAACGCCTTGTGTGCTACGGTTTCCTCGTCAGGCCAGTAGTGGCAGTCGGAGGCTATAAAGACGTGACCGTTGTCTACGGTGTGGGATATAACCCTGCGGTTATCTGGGATGTATGTGTTGGCGATGCTGTGTTGTCTTGCGGCGAACGATGGTAGAGATACGTCCTTTAGTGCCGACCGCCTTCGGTAAACCGTACCTACGTCTATGCCTAGAACCTGTGAGACCTTCTGTGGACTGCCGTATGTCTTAAACGCCGCTATTAGTTCCTCGTCCGACACCTTTTTTAGTGCTACCACGCTTCCTCCCGCTTAGAGTCATTACGTCAATCGGCTCATGGGAGGATGTATCGTACAGACACGCCAGCTTTACTGCTTCTGCCGGAGTTAAGCCTAAGTGCATGGCAGCGATAGCAAAGTTTGCCCCAGTTCCAATTGCCCAAAAGTCGTTCTTTATCTTCGCAGGAATGATGGTACTCTCGTAAATCCAAATGCCATCACTTCTGAGTTCGAGAACGGTCACATCCGTATCCGAGTCTAGGTCAGCCCCAGACTCCAACGAATTGTAGAACTTTAATAGTTTATCCCAATCTCCGCAACCCCCGTAGATGCTTGTCTGCCCCCTACGGAGTTTCTCTACAAGGTAGAAGGAGTCATCACCGCTGACCATCGAGTCTGCGGCAATCTCTCCCGTAGACGCTTTGGCAGCGATGGTGGTCATTTCACCACTAGGCTTAGCAGTAGAACGATTATGCAACCAGCGGAGCCGATTAGGATTTGCTCCAACCGCTTGAGTCTTGCGTTTATCCCAAGATAGCGTTCAGCACAGACAGCTTCGTGGGTGTCTAGTTGGCCCTGAACTTCACCGATTGTCGCCATCTTTATCTTCCTTTGGAACCTGAGACTCTGCCTGCTCCTTTATCTTTACTACTAAAGGCCAAGCACCGCTAGATGTCGGCAACTGTCCCAGCGTTTGCAGGATGCCGTTGACTTCTTCTATTGTAAGTTCAAGTTTGATGTTCATGTTTTATCCGCAGTAGATAACAGCAGGGACGGTGTAAGACCCGTCTGCGTAGGTTGCCGTTGGTGTGATGGATGTTACTTTAGCAATGGTCTTGCTACGGATTACATCGTCATCCTGAACTTTGGCGCATCCGTCACCGTTGGATTCTAAGAGGTCACCAATTTGAACTGTGACACCTGCGGCGATACGCACCACAAACGCACCCAGAGAAGTGACTAGCATATCTTCAACTTCATCCCAGGTTTGGAACACGCCGTAGACTGCTTTATCACCAATCACATCAGAAATCTTGACTTTTGGCAGACGCTCGTTGCCATCGTCAACAACAGTCTTAGTGAACCCATCTTCTTCAAAGGTTGCGCCAATTGGCAGTTGACCTAAATATGAATCACGATTGTTGATTGTTTCTGTCCATGCGTCTTTACCCTCTACTGCCTCGACTGCTGGCTCGATGACATTGCCTTCTTCGTCCAACACGGCCTCTTTGGCCTCAACCGCAGGCACGGCGGGGTGCTCGATCACCTCATCCCACACAACAGACTTCCACTCTGCCATCTCGCCAATGGTGGACATGACTGTGCCACGGGGGATTTCAGGGTTGTAGCCACGACCTTGTTGAAGTTGCGACCAGTGAGCGCCAGAAAATGCGTTGTAAGAAACGGTTGTGCCTGAGACGGAGATGGAGCCTTCTACAGCGTTGGCCTGACGAAACTCAATTAAAGTTCCGTCAGAAGACTGCCTGTTAAGAATTAACGGCTCTAAATTTGTTGCAGTTGTTAGAATCATTCTACCCGAAGTGGCGTATTCCATCCCAGCACTTGTTAAATCTGAGGCTGTTTTTGTAAAAAACACATTACCGCTGG